CTCAGGGTACGTGATGGAAACCATATTCCCGATTACAACCGCTGCAAATGACGTATGGCGATTATACGCCGTAGGTGGGGCCAACGGAACCGTTCTAACCGCAGTACGAAACGGAACGATTGTCGGAAGTTGGGTTGATGTAGTACACACCAGTTCTCTTTTGTCTGGTTCGCCCGGCTTTTACACCAATCCGGGCGGGCTGGCAATTACCACCGTGCAAACCAATTTAGTCGCATGCGGGCAATACGCTACGGCAGGCGGCGGCGGAAACGGATCGTGGCTATCAGACGCCCTCGGATGCGGCCTGCGCGGTAACGGATGACATTGATGATTTGGGATATTTTAGCAATCGGAGTACTCGTCGCGGCGGCGCTGGCAGACGGCATCACCACAGTTCAGTTTATAAAAGACGGCAGAGGCGTCGAGGTTGATCCTGTCCTCGTGAAACTCTACGGAACCAACACCCCGAAGACTTGGCAGGTTCTAGGAATCGGAATGGGGATTATCTCCGCCGAGTCCGCCCTCGCGTATTTTTTAATGCAGAAGTCTCTCCTGTGGGCGATTCCCATCCTGATTCAGGCCGGGGCTCACGCGTACTTCGCTTATCAGAATTCGAAGCTGTAAAGGACTTTCATGAACGTCGAGAAGGATAACGTAAACCCACAAGCGAAAGTCGATATCAACGAAGTACATAGTCCGTCCGACGTTGAGGATTCTGCCGCGCTTCAGATTTGCGTCCAAGACGCGCAAACCTGCGAGGCATGGCTCCAGAATAACTACTGGGGTCTTCGTTGGCGCGAGGCGGACGCACTCTACCAGAGCCCTCCCGGGATCAACCTTTGGGAAGGCACGTCTGTTCCGAAGTCTAACGTAAACCGTTTCACAGTCGCCGAGACTCTTAACGCGATCCACGCGCAAGTCATTAACGGGTTATTTTACGAGACTCCAGCGTTCTTGCTGCGGCCACACGACAGCATCTCACAGAACGCAGCGCGTGCAATCACCGAACTTTTAGCTATACAATTAGAGCAGACTAAGCTTCGTCAAGAAGTAGACATGGCTCTCCAGAACGCTCTCCTGTTCGGAACCTGCATTATGAAGTGGGGTTTTAAGTCCTACAGCAAGACAGTCACAAAGTACGTCCGCTCCGGCAACCAGATCACACTTCCCGCAATCGTCCCGGGCCAGCCAGACACTCTGATTGAGACAAAAGAGTCCATCGAGTACGAGCGACAGGACACCGAGGAAGTCGTCCACGAGCCATTCGTCGAGAACTGCGACCTTCGTTTCGTGCTCGTCGATCCGGGTACGCAAACCCCTGATCCTTCTAAGGCGCGCCAGATCACGCACCGAATGTATTATACCTACCGCGACCTTCTACAGAAGGCCGACGAGATGTATGTCATTAAGGACAAGGACGGAGTCCAGAAGCTTGTAAAGCGATATAATCTCCCGAGCCCAGAAGTTATCAAGTCTTGGTTCGAGGACCCGCTGCCGCAGACCGTAGTCCCGGCTTCGAGCGAAGCACACGTCCAATCGACTCCTCTACTGACTCACGCGGAGCACAAGTGGAAGCGCACAACCGCCGATCCTCTCAACGAGCCTCTCGAAGTCCTAGAGCGTTGGGACGACGACAAAGTTATCACGGTGCTGCAGCGCATAAAGTGCATCCGAAATGAGCCGAACGAATTCGGCGAGAAGCCTTTCTTGGCCTGCAACTGGTGGAACATTCCGAACTCTTTCTGGGGAATGGGCCTAGGCCGAGTCATCGGCGTGGAACAGCGAGTCCAGCAGGGGATTATTAACGCCTGTCTCGACCTCGCGAACCTTATCGTCAACCCGATGTTCGTCCGCTCTCGCGGCGCGAATATCCAAGAGCAGCAAATCCGCCAGCGACTTGGCGGGATTATCGCTGCGGACGGCGATCCGACGAAGGCATTGCACATGCTGGAGCAGCAAGAAATCCCCGCATCGGTTATTCAACAGATCGCGATGTCGCAACAACGCGTCGAGACCACGAGCGGGGCGTCACAGCAACTAACAATGGGTGGAAGCCCGACATCCTCGAAGGGCCAGATGGGCCGTTCAGGAACCGGTGCTGGCGGAATGATCCAAGCAACTATGAACCGCCTCGGCGGTTTCACTGAGAACTTCGTCTGCAGCATCTACAAGCCGCTTCTTTATAAGTTCCATCGCATGAACCGGGATAAACTCCCAGTCGCGTACATCCGTAAGGTCCTTGGACCTAAGCTAGGCACCGCGTTTACCTTCGACGCCGGAGACTTCTTGAACGGAGTCGCCGAGTTCGAAGTCCTAGCAGGATCGAACCTCGCCGCGAAGTCTCAAATGGCGCAGTCGATGTTCATGATCGTTCAAATGTTCACAAACCCCGCGATGATGCAACAGTTAATGATTCAAGGAAAGAAAGTCAACGTCGAAGAAGTCCTACACATGTTCCACGATGTGTCTGGATGGAAGAACTACTACGACGTAATCCAAGACATGACCCCGGAAGATTTAGACCGCGCAAAGCAGCAATCAGCCGGTGGTCAAGCGCAACAGAAACTCCAAGGTCAGGTCGCGCTACAGCAGTTAAAGGGACAACAGAGTTCGCAGGAGATCGATCAAGAAAACGAAGCCCGCATCACGAGAGACGTCTTCAGACAGCTAGCGGAGAAGTCCGCGACGCCTGATGCCCTTCTCGGGACGCCGGGTGGTCCGGGTTTCGGAAATCCAGACCAAGTCACAGGGTAACGAGGTAATAAATGAACGAACTATTTCGGCATAAAGATTTAGGGATGCACGAGAAGCATTATCTCGTCGTCCTGAATAGTTCGCCAGAGGCAAAAGCACTCTGGCAACTCATGGAGAACACCATCGTCCTTGCAACCGAGGAAGCGATGGACACGGACCCGGCAGAACGAGCAAAGCGAGACGCCGCAGTTGATAAAGTCCACGCGATGCGACAGTTTTACCGGGATGTACGCAGCATGATCCAACTTGAAGCGGACCAGCACATCGCTGGCATCCGCGCAGCCGCAGCGGAGAAAGAACTTCAAGAGCAGCAGAACCTTGAGCGGATTATCTTTGAACAAGAAACCGGTATAAAGTCCGATGTCGCGTGACCCTCGCTACGATTGGAAGGCATATGAACGGTTCCGCCGGGAGCGTCATCCCGACAGAAACAAACTATATTACCGCGATCTACGATCAGCCGTATTTAAGAAATTCGGGAACCGCTGTAATAACCCCGGATGTGGTTGGATTAACGTAGACGGCAGTCACGGATGTGCAGACATTCGGTGCCTTCAATTAGATCATGTCAACGACGATGGTTACACCGAAAGAAAAACGGTCAGCATGTGGACAATATGGAAACGCGCCTTATTGGATTTAGACGGACGATATCAGTTGCTATGCGCTAACTGTAACTGGATCAAGAAAGCGGTCAAGGAAGAAAAGTAGTCTACGTCCTAATTAGGGACAGGGAGCTATAGAATGTTTACAAAGACTTACCAACCGAAAAACCCACAAACTGGCGAGCCGTACGGCCCACCACAAAAATTCGAAGCTGAAACAATGGAAGCCCTCGTAGATAAAATCGCAGTCGCGCATGAAAACGCGGCAGTCGCTTTCTACGATACCAAGAAACAACTCAAGGCCGAGCGCGTCATGACACCAGACACCGGACGCCCGCTTCGCCAATTCGCTTCTCGTCAGCTAACCGGCGACGAGCGCGTTAAGATCGCCAACCTTCGCAAGGACCCTAACACCGCTATTGACGCGACGCGAATCGAAGTAGAAGCCCTACTAGGGGCACCGGTAGACGCCGTACTCGCGCAGCTTAACGAGGCGGAAGCAAACCGCATCGCAGGGCTCGCTCGCGAGGCTGTTGCGATCTTCCTAGAGAATACGCCCGAGTACATCGAGTGTGATGTCAATCAGGAAGCGATGGAAAAGTTCCTTCTAAAGAAAGAACTTCCCGTCACCGTAAAGAATCTTCAAATCGCTTTTGACTCGTTGAGTGAGGATAAAAAACTCGCTCTTCGACAACCGAAACCCACCACTGAAGCTGTACCGGCGGCGATCCCGACGGTAGAACCTCAAGTGGAACCCGTATCCGAGCAGACGTCGCCTATTAGCGACGCTCCAGCCCCTACGCCGCGTACCGCGTCAACCGGACTGTCAGCACGAGGAAGTTCTGCACCGCAGAACACCCCGACTCCAGTCAAGGTTGGGCTCACGCACCGAGACATAGCCAAGATGTCAGCCGCCGAAATTGCAAAAGGACTCAGCGATCCTGAGTTCGTAAAGCAACTCGACGCTTTGCCGCCACGAGGTTAGTCTGTAGGCCTTATCTCCTCCATTAGGAAATACACAAAATGGCAGGTTTTAACCCTTCTTCAAACGGGACAGGGAATCTTCCCCAGTCTCGTGTGATTTACTACGACAAGCGTTTCATCGAGAACCTAAAGGCCCAAACGCCTTTTGTCCGATGCGCCGAGCGTCGTGAACTACCGGTCAACTCCGGAAACCAGTTGGAACTTTTCATGTACAACACGTTTGGTGCTAACACCAACCAAGCGTCTGAAGGTACAGTAGGTTCAGGTATCACCGCTTCAGTTGGTACCACAACCGCAACAATCGGTGAATACGCCGACTACGCGAACTTCTCGTCTTTGTCTCTCGCAACCGCGATTGACCCAGTCGTGGAGAACGTCGGTCGTGAATTGTCTTACCGTTTGGGACAGTCTCTGTCAGCTATCGTCCGTGCAGTTGTTGACGGCGCAAGCGCCGTTGACTCATCTGTATCGGTCAAGATCGCTGGTGGTACCGCACTTTCATTGAACAACGTACGCGCACAGGTCCAGTCACTTGCTGGCCGTGCAGTTATGCCGTTCAACGAAGCGGAAGGCCTGTTCGCGGGAGTTATTCACCCGTTCGCAATCGCTGACTTGCTCAACGATTCATCGAACGACAGCACGCTGGACATCCTCAAGCACACAGTGCCGGGACAACAGCGTATGGACGACTTGGTCTCAACCGACCTAGCCGAGGCGCTGGAATTCCCTGCATCTGGCGTAAGCTTCTTCCAGTCTAACCTCGTAACGTTGACAACAGCGTATCAGGGTTCAGCCGCAAGCATCGTGGCATACCGTACCTATATTATGGGTAAGGATGGCGTGATCGCGGTCCGTCTAGGTGGTCGTGGCGACACGGCTATGGACGACGGCAACTGGCGCAACATCGAGTGCTATACCGAATCTAACGCGGCACGTTCAGTGGCTGATCCGTCAGGCCTGATCCCGGGTTGGACGAGTTATAAGCTTCACTTCACGGCGACTTTGCCCCCGGATGTAACTATGCGTTTGCGGTATATAGACGCAACTTCAGCAACTAGCTAACTAGTAAACTGAAGTCGTACGAATCGTAGCGAAAGAATCAGGGGCATTGAGGAGCACTTGTATTCCTCCCATGCCCCTAATCTTTTCTGTTGTGCCGTTGTTCTGTATTTGTCGCCCATTGGCAGTTTGATGGAATGTAATTTCCGTTTACATTTTTTCTATCCAATGTTTTCAACGCGGGCCTTAGCCCCATATCCAATAAAAAGTTTCTGAAATCTCTCCACCGACGGCAGACGCGAATACCGCGACCACCATATTCGGTGTACCTGATATTCTTTGGGTTGTTACATCTCTGCAGCATAGCGTACCAACTGATGTACGTTCGAGATTGTGCTCCGCTTCGAGCGTGCCCATGTTTTATGATTTTTCCTGCTACGCGGGCTGAACAGGAATGACACTGGTTTGCTTTGCCGCGCGTAAGTAGATACCCAAACACCTCATCGCGGCGACCGCATAAGCACTCTACGAGCCAGCGGCTTCTGGTGGCATTTCCTTCGCGCCGACTGGCGAGCCGTTCTAGAACTATTCTTTTACCGAATTTCAACCCCAACAAGTTTAATCGTTTCATTTTACCCTCCTTTGAAAGTGTAGCAATATTACGCCGCCCTGTCAAGAGGTATCTTAATCTCATTACGGAGCCTCACTTGAGCCTGCCAACATTCGGAGTACGCAGTCAGCAAACCGGCGAGGTCGCCGCAAATAAAGAAGACTTCTTTAACGCGAAGAACAACATCCCCGCAGCACTCGCGAAAGAAATCGCCCAGTACGAAGCCGCTCCCCGTCACACGACGACCGGCAACGAGACGAAAGAACTCGTCCACAAGGTTAGGGAAGACAACAACGCCGCACGCAAGGCCTTTCGATGGCCGAAGCAGGAAGAACTCAGATCAAAGCGCGTTGGAAAAATCCTGCACATGAATAGCTTCTTGCTGAAGTTGAAGCTCGCAGGAGTCAAGGCGTGGTACACCAACAAAGGTGGATCACCCGGAACGCTTGGTCTATTCGTAGATCATACCGGCATGAGACCGACTTGTAAGCACAAAGATGGAGAGCCTCACTATGTCGGAGCCGCGCAGGTCCCGTACATGCAAGAATACGAAGAACTCCACTTTGACGAATTCGATGTCCCTCTCGGGCCGAAGCGCCGAGGTTGGAGAACATTATTGTTGTACCTTTTCGAGCAGGGACTCCTTACGCCCGCGCAAGCGGATAAGGCGTTCGGCGCACCAGCATCGGGTCCCGTCAGCAGACGATACCGCGAGTATGTGAAATACCTCAAGGGCCGAGGATTAGGGCTCTAGTCAAATCAGCACGCAGCAAAAGCAGCAAGGAGAGACTATGTCAGAACGCGATAACCAGCACGATAACGAGTCGGAGTATTCAAATCTTACCGACCTAGAAATCCGGAAGCTACTTCAGGCCAATGAAGCCGAAGAGCGACTTCTCGATCTAGAAGAAAAGCGCGAAAGAAGCGCGGCCCGTAAGGCAAAGAAAGCTGAAAAGCTAGCCGACGCATCAATGAAGGCGAACCAAGTTCGAGCGATGTTGCAAAGCCGTGAGCGTCTAAAGAAGTTCTGCACTCACAAGAAGGGCGGTCGTGGACCCGGAGCCGTTATGAACGGACAGGGAACCGATGACCAGTACGCGATCCTTAAGCACGTACTTCCTTCAGGACGATACTTTATTCTTTGCCAGCGTTGCGGCGGAGAATGGGTATCACGCGATCCTCTTACCGGCGAAGCCGGAAGCGCGGACTTCGACAAGATGAACAGTGTCCCGACCGATAACACAATCTCGGGCAGCACGTTGTTCTTGCCGACGCGTGTGATCTCCTAATGAGCGACAATCAACCGTACCTGAACCACGGACAGCGAGTACCGCTGCCGAATACGGGCGATGAAGGGAAGATCGTCGAGAAGAAGACTTGGACCAAGAAGGAAATCAACAGTATGTCGTCGGCAGAATACGCGACGCTGTTGTCTAACAAAACATTCGTCGAAGCCATAGACGGCAAGACGGAAGAACAGAAGTAACATTCTGTGTAACGAAACCCCCTCTCGAAGGGGGTTTTGTTACACGATATTGCCCGATTCGGCCAATGGAGATCAAATGATCGTACAATTCAAGACCCTAGATAACGCAATGTGGGCGGCAGACGTCGCCGGATTGAAGTGGGCCCAGATCGACCGACCGGCCTCCGAGCCGGAATGCCTCGTACTCCAGCGCGGAGAACTCGTCGCGCAGGGATACGGCGTGTACGTTATGAAGGGCCGAACCTCGAAGAGCCCGGCACCCGGAGAGGGGCTGTGCAACTTCGGTGTTATGCCCGTTGTCTCAGGCACGACTCTAGATATCCACCTCGCCGCGAATGTCCCGGTGACTGACTTTACGATGCCGGTGCCAGTGACCCAGATCAACTACAAAATTATCGAACGCCCGGGACAAAAAGTCACCGAGCTTCGCTATGACAAACCAAAGCACGTCGCGGCATCGCCGCAAATCCCGGTAGAGGTATCGCAGCCGCAGGTTTCACACCCGGCGGCGACCGATCCGAGCGTGATCGATGAGCCCATGTCCAACACAACGGAGATTGGCGGCGGCATGGTAGCCGCAGAAATCACGCGGGAAAATCTTCCTCGCTGAAAGATGCCTAGTCTACAGCATAACTACCGCAATCAAGGCCGAGGCACCCGACTTCTGACGCCTCAACTCGACGAGACCTTGATATACAATCGCGAGCAGGCTCTACAAATATTGGATCACGTGCAAAAAAGTTTGCTCTCTTCGCGGCACAGAGGGAAACTCCTACTCGCCAGAACCGCCATTTATGAGGCTTTGGGCGATCCTAAAATGCTCGAATCCGCACTTGAGACCGCCAAGGAAGTCAAAACCGCGCACGCCGCAGCACTCGTCGCGGTAGCGTACCATCACCACGGAAGAATCAAGGAAGCTCTTCAGTGGAACGAAATCGCGTATAAGCGCCCGCACGATCCCGGTTGGGAAATCGATTTGAATTACCTGAACACTCTCTTATTCAGAGACGATTGGCCTAAGGCATGGAAAATCCTACTCGGGCTTAAGAAGCGCATGGTACACGCGGCGTATCTTGAAACATGGAATGGAAAACCATCCGTGCTACCAGTTTCCATAATTTCGGAAGGTGGGTTCGGCGACATCATCCATACATCGCGGTACATACCGCTCATGAATGCGCCAGCAACCATATACCTTCCGCCTTTCTTTTTCGACTCTGGGTTTGTTGATCTCGCTCGGCGTCAACCTTGGATGCCTCCGATTAAGTTACTAACGGAGACTCCTCAAAATATCCCGGCTGTAGGGTTCTTTGATTTTCCGGCGGTCTTCGAGACGACTCCGAAAACCGTCCCCGGGTCTCCTATCTGGATAGCCGATCCGGAACGTGTTGAATTTTTCAACAACAAACTTCAGAGAACGGATTTTCCTCGCGTGGGATTCTGTCGAGAGGCTCGTGCGATTGAGACTCCTCTCTGTCCCAAAGGTGTCTACCGGGCTCTTACCACCGAGCAGGTCGACTCCATTGCAGCGGCCATCAGCGAGCACGCATCTTTGGTGGACCTTCAGTATGGCAGTAATCCCGATCTAAAAAGTTGGGAAGACAATGCCGCGTTAATTCAAAACCTTGATTTGGTCATTACGGTCGATACCGCGAATATGCATCTCGCGGCATCGATGGGAAAAAAAGTTTGGACAATCCTTTCAGGAGCAAGCGACTGGAAGTTTGGACTTTCGGGCGAGACGTGTGTTTGGTATCCTACGATGCGGCTTTTCCGGAATGACGCTTTTGGATTCGATAACGCCGTTCAAAAAGTTATCGCCGCGATTGGTGACGGGCAACTCGGCGACACGCGGAAATAAACACGCGGTGCGATTCCGCAGTCACATCTACACTTGAACTGCGCCATGTCGTTCGAAGAGTTCTCCACACGACGAACGACAGTCCATTTTCCAAAAGTTTTACCTACCAAGTCTATGAATTTTCCCATTCCATTAGACTACTGTAAAAGTTTATGTTTGTCAAGTTTTATTGCTCACTTGCGAGGCAATTACCTCGCAGGCTGAAGATCACGACTCGCTGCAATTACAGCAATGTCCCGAGCCTAGAATGCCAAATAGCACCATCACAATATCTACCGTAACAACCTTCGCTAAATCCTTTCCCGAGATAGCTGCCGTCGTCCAACAGGGCGTGGGCGGTTCATCGATCGCCCTTCCCCTGCAGATAGCCAACGATGTAATGATAGAAATGCTATCTCCTGCGTATAACTGGAAGTTCAATTCTTTCTTGTTGCCTACTTTTTTAACCAACTCGTGGCAACAAGATTATGCATTAAATGTCGTAAACCTCGGCTGGTTGGAATCTGGCTGGCTGATTGATATAAATAATACACAGCAACCTCAGCCTATATGGCCGCTGGAAATTGTAAAAGATATACCCCCAACCAGCACTCAATACGGTCAACCCGGTCAAACATGCTGGTTCAACAACGATCAGCTTGTGTACGCGACTTGGGGCGCTACGAACCCCACCAACTCCGGTGGTGGTGCATCGAACTTCCCCAATCCACAACCTAGCTCTAAGATTGCAACAATGCTTGGAGTTCCCTCAGGACCTGCGAACCCCCTTACCCAAGTTAAGGATGCTTTCGGAAACCTCTGGGTTGTTACCTCTTATGGAACAACCGGCTCGTCAAATCCATTCTCCTCAAATTTGAATCCTGTATTCCCGACACCATCTGCGCCCACAACCGTTGCGACAACCGCGACAGATGGTTCTGTCGTGTGGACTGCGGTTAACCCCAAGGGTCAAGGAATCCGCGTCAACCCACTTCCACCTCAGACCGGAACCGTGTTCCAAGTCAACCTCAAGGGACAATGGCGTCCTTTTGCATTCTCGAACGGGCCTTTTACCCTTATGTCCCAGACCATCGAGCCTATCCCTGACGACTTCTCGAAGTACTTCAAGGATGGGTTCATCGCAATGGCGTACCAACATGCGACCGAAGCGGCTGTGCGCGGCAAAGCAAATATGATGCAGGAAAAGTGGGCCGCTGCGATGCAGGCCGCAAAGGTCCAAGGCGACCGCGAGCGAGACAACCAAGGGTTTTATCCAGCAAATCCGATGCTAGACCAGCCGGGACTTGTATATCCCGGTCCGGCGTGGCCGTATCAGTTTCCATACTAGAAAATTCACCGTTTTTTATTGCGGGCTTGTTGAGGGAATAATTATGGCTAAGAACGATCCGATGCTCTTTGTGGTGCGTCACGGAGAGACCGCTAACAACGATCAGGGTCTCTACCGAGGTTGGTCAAACGAACCGGGGGCGCAACTCAGCCCCGAAGGCCGCGATCTAGTGCGCGAGGCTGGGACTTTCCTTCGCGACCTCAACCTGAAGTTTCCTTTCGCGCTGTCGGATGATCTCCACCGATGCGTCGAGACGCGAGAGATTCTCGCTGGAATTCTTGGGATCAAACAAGAAGTCACGGATGAGCGCCTACGGCCGGTAAACGTTGGAGATTACACCGGGAAAGCAAAGACAGATTACCCTCTCGAGGGATACTACGCGAACCCTACGAAGAAAATCCCCGGCGGAGAATCAATCGCTGACTTCCATAAGCGAATGGCTATGCTTATGGCGGATGTACTGACCGTTATTGACGAACGAAAATGCCTTCCGTTAATTATTGGTCATGGATCGAGCGTGTCGTACCTCCATAACGTATACAACCGGGCAGAACCTTTAGTAGGGTACGAAGGTTTGACTCACCCGGGCGGAGTCCTGCTATTCAATGCGAGCGGGATTCATGCTCTAACGCACAAGCGTAACGGTATCCCGTCGGACATGAAGGACGGCACCGCGCTATCGGGTTTCGTAACTGAAAAAGAAAATCGTCCTCCGCGTGAATGCTGGAATTGTCGGAGCTTCGTCCGCGACTACCAGTCAAAGACAGGCGGATGCACTCACCCTCTCGTCCAGATCGATCCACAGCTTCAGGATCGCAAGCAAGTAGACGGCACCATAGCAGTCGGTGACCGGGATTGCTGTGACAATTTCCGAAATAAGGTTTAGGTAAATGGCAAATACAATTACACTCGCTGGATCAATCAACTTCGCACAGTGCTTCCTAGGTTTCAAAGCTCTGAACATCGGCACGAGCAACGAACCTGCGATCACGGCTGCGAACATCGTCATGCAGACGATCCTCGGGAACCCTT